ACTACTTCATCTAACTGATCCCAAGGTTGTGCAGGATTAATGATCTGCTGATCTGGTGTCTCCTCTACTTCGTCATGCTCTATGACTTTACCATTCTCATCTTTCTGATGATGCTCACTCACTTTCTTTCTTCTATTTTGTTCTTTCTCTATTCTCTTCAACATAAATTTGTTAGCAGGAGATGACTGATCCATGCCACTAAATCTTTTGTGTGCTGCAGCAAGTTTTTCATCAGACTGTCTACCCATCTTTGCATCTTCTAGTAGATCTAGTTCCCACTCATACTCACAGTTCCATGCTCTAAGAGACTTATTAATTCTTGAGTCAGGATCTCTTGCAGTCTTAGCTGAGGTAAGTTTCTTTTTCATACCTTTCATTCTTGCACAGAATGATGCTCTTCTCTTGTTGCCTTTCTTCTTACTAGGTGCTTTTAGATCGCTGCCAGGATTTGCTCTCTCATATGACTTACGACCTTTCTCATTTAATCCACCTGATTTATTCTTTCCTTCCTTTCTTGTCCATGCTGCACTCTCTGATACCAACTCACCATCTGCTTTTACTTTATGTCCTTCTGGTATTGGTTTACATTTCTGATCATCGTTACAAAAATACTCTCCCTTACCACAGGTCTGCTCGACATTTAATGTCTTAGGATAGTTTTTATCACCAGGTTTTCTCTTGGGTTTACCTGCCTTGCGTCTAGCATGCATGTTAGCCCAGAGTCCTTTCTTTTCGTTTATGGTTGATGTAAAGGTATCAAACTTCATAACATCGACAATATCTACTATAGTATTTAGATAAAAAACATCTGATTGATTCTATAATTAGCACCAACAAATGAGTTATAATCCATGAATGCAGTGTGTTGTACATTCTGATGATATAAAATCATGCGATTGTACTTCATTTTTACATATCCTAGATACTTATTGTCCTTAAAAAATGATGTACCACCTGAGCAATTCTCTGGAGTGTTTAAAAATATACCACTTGCTAAGTTTGTGGTTGATGGACAGTCAGTATGTGGTGGTAGATATTCATTACCATCACTCTGCATTACATTGACCATAAAACTGGCCTGACTCATGATAGATGTAATATAATCATCCGACAAACAGTTAGGAAAGTAAGTTTGTATGTAATGTCTGTATGTTTCTACAACAGGTTGCATATTATATGATACATTTATTGCTGCTGCAGGATATCCACCCCTATTAGTATGGGTTGTAGCAGGTATATCATCTATAAGTTTACGAACTAGATCTGGATTCTTATAAAAATTATCTACTACCAGTACACCTATGTCATCAAATAATTCTGTTTGTACTTTATGATCGTCACTTACCTTAAAAACAATACCTTCATTGATTATGTCTATCATTCCACTCCTTAAATGTTGTTTGATGTCCTGTCTCTTGACTGGGAGGTTCCTTGATCCCCTTCATCTTCTTGTAGTCGTTGTGCATCGCTTGGAGTAACCATGCTTGTGCTAATTGATGAGGACCCTCGGTCAACAACTGGATTTGAAATTTCGATAGACCAGCCTTCATCTCCAAATACTCCTTTCTCCACGATAATCGGTTCTCTTCTGTCATCTTCTTCCCATTGTTCTACTAATTTTTTTGCTTGACGATCAACATCACGCATTGTATTATCTATTTTAACATTGATCCACATCTTTTTCAAGTAAGCAATCAATCCTTTCAGCAAGAAAGAGATAGGAAACTTTTGTTTGTCTGCCCATCTCTCTGCTTGTGCATACCAAGGGTCTGTACCCTTGCCAAATTGTTTGTTAAAGTTTAAACCCACTGAATGAATTCTTTTTCATATCTTGTTTGATACCACCAACAATATATGACTCTACCTCAGTCTCTTGTGGTGCTACCTGTAGACCTTTAGAACTAATCCAATGAGTAGTCCAAGGTAATGGGTTTGCTCTCATAGCAATATCATATTGTGGTTTCAATCCTATTGCTTTCATTCTTTTGTTAGCAATCCATTCAACATACTGTGACAATAGTTTTTCATTTAGTCCTATCATACTACCATCTCTGAACAGATATTCTGCCCATCTCTTTTCCTCATCTACACACTTAGCAAATGCACTGTACAACCACTCTTCTTCTTCCTTTATGATCTCCTGCATCACAGGATCATCACCTTTTTTCCACTTGTCTAGTATGGTTTGAGTGACAACTAGATGTTGGTTCTCATCTCTAGCAATAAGAGATACAATCTTTGCACTACCTTCCATCATCTTGAGTTCACCAAAGGCAAAACTACAAGCAAAGGAAACATAGAATCTAATACCCTCTAGGATATTGACATTAGCAACAGCACGATAAAGTTTTCTCTTTACCTCTTTTATTTCTTGCTGATGTTGTGGTGTATCTTTCCAACCTTCTTTCCACCAATTACCATTACCCCATTCCTGTGCAGAATTTAAGAAGTCATCGTATGCAGCAGTAACACTAGCAGCTCTTTCTAAGATATTCTCATCATCAATGATGGTATCAAATACCTCTGATGGATCTGGATATATGTTTTTGATGATGTATGTGTAAGAACGACTATGAATCATCTCCATAGTTTGCCAGATGTTCATAGCACCTTCTAGTTCTGGTATAGAACAGTAGGGTGCAAGTGCTATGCCAGGTGCTCTTCCCTGTACACTGTCAAGCATGATCTGATACTTCAAGTTAGAAGTATAGATATGTTTTTGTTCTGGTCTTAGTGTCTCGTAGTCAGCACGATCTTTCTGTAGGGACACCTCTTCTGGTCGCCAGAAGTATCCTAACATTTGTTGTGTTAACTTTTCAAAAACAGGGTATCTGTACTCATCATATCTTTGTATTCCAAGAGGTGCTCCGAAGAACATTGGTTGTTTTTTGGCATCGACTGGATCTCTATTAAAGACAGTCATTCCCTCTACTTTAGATTGCACAGGCATCGCATTCATTGGCGGTTGATAGGTTGTCTAGTAAGTTGTCTAATGTACATTCTTGTGATTTATCTTCTTCTACTTCTACTTCGTCAGTTTTGTTATCATATGTGTTCTGATAATAAGATGTCTTCCACCCATACTTAAATGTAGTTAAGAAGTCTTGTGCCATTACTGTCACAGGTACTTCATTGTCAGGGTAGTTCTCTGGATTGTAACTCCAGTTGCCACTAATTGCTTGGTCAAAGAACTTTTGCATAACAGAGACAACTTTGATGTAACCATCATTGCCTTTCATTTCCCATAACAAAGTATAATATGATTTCAACGATTGATAAGACGGAACAATTTGCTTAAGAGGACCTTTCTTGGACTTCTTAATGGACAAGTATCCCCTAGGTGGTTCGATTCCGTTTGTTGCGTTAGACACAACGGAACTGCTCTCCGATGGCATCTGTGCGGACAATGTTGAGTTCCGTAATCCGAACTCTCTGATAGAATCCCTAAGAGATGACCAATCATATTTTAAATTGTTCTGTACAATCTCATCTACATCCTTCTTATATGTATCAATTGGAAGTATTCCATCAGCATATTTTGTTTTGTCAAAATATCCACACTTTCCTTGCTCTTTTGCAAGTTGATTTGATGCCTTCAGTAAATAGTATTGAAACGCTTCTGTAAGGTCATGAACCAACTCCCATGCCTTTGGATCATCATAAGATACATGATGCTTGGCAAGGTAATGTGCCAACCCAATGTACCCAATACCAAGTGACCTACGATTTATCGTTCCTAACTCTGCTGCCTTGACAGGATAACCTTGGAAGTCAATCAAAGCATCCAATCCACGAACAGATAAGTCACATAATTCCTCAAGTTGATCAAGATTTCTTAGAGTTCCTACATTTATAGCAGATAATATACACAAAGCAATCTCACCATCACGATCATCTATGTGTTGTAGTGGTGTTGTAGGTAGAGTTATCTCCTGACAGAGGTTACTCATCTCTACTTTATCCTTAAATGAACTATGACTATTGACATGATCCATGTTCATCAAATATATTCTACCTGTCTCTGCTCTCTCTTTTAATAGGTCAAGGATTAGTTCTTGAGCGTTGACTGTGGTTCTGGGGATTGATTCATCCAATTCGTAACTGCAATATAACTCATCAAACCTATCGGTCCCAAAACTCTCATACAAATCAGGAACATCATGAGGGGAAAAAAGCGTGATTTCTTTATTTTCGATAAACCTTTCATAGAATAATTTAGATAATTGTATCGAGTAGTCTAGTTTTCTTACTCTGTTGTCCTCTGTCCCTTTGTTATTTTTGAGAACAATGATGTCACGGATTTCTTTGTGCCAGATAGGAAAGTGGACTGTTGCTGAACCACCTCTGATGCCGTTTTGAGTACAGCATCTGACAGTTGCCTCGAACTTTTTAAGGAAGGGGACAACACCTGTATGTTGAACTTCTCCACCCCTGATTTTACTGTTGATCCCACGGATTCTCCCTGCGTTAATACCGATACCAGCCCTCTGTGCGACATATTTGCCAATAGCCATATCACTGCTAAAGATACTATCGAGGGTGTCATCAATATCAACCAGAACACAAGATGCAAATTGACGAATGGGTGTTCTGACACCGCCCATGACTGGTGTTGGGATGTTGATTCTGTGTCTGGAGATTGCGTCGTAGTAGCGTTTGACATAATCGAGTCTAGTTTCTTGTGGGTATTCTGAAAACATCGTAGCAGCAATCATGATATACATGAACTGTGGAGTCTCGTATAGATCTCCTGTGCTACGGTCTTGTACGAGATATTTATCGGTGACCTGACGAAGACCTGCGTAAGTAAACAGGTAATCTCTATCGTGGTCTATGTAAGAGTCTAGTTCATCTATCTCTTGGTCTGTATATTTACTAGTAAAATGAGGATCATACACACCTTCTCTTATACATTTGGTTATATGATTACCTAGAGATGGTGCTTCATGTATTCTACCCCATAATTTTTTCCTAACACCAAACAATAATAGTCTAGCAGCAACGAACTGATAGTTTGGAGACTCTAATTCTATTAGATCACTTGCACTTTTAATAAGTATCTCTTGTATTTCTGCTGTAGTAATCCCATCATAGAATTGTATTCCAGAGTTTATCTCAACCTGACTTGCTGATACTCCTGCAAGATCTTTACATGCCTCGTCAACTATCTTATGCATCTTATTAAGATCAAGTGACTCTATACTTCCTGATCTTTTACGAACATTAGTTCCGTTGCTCATTTGTCCTCTTCTTTGTATAAATTGAAATTAAATGCCAATGATATTCTTGGTTTGTCTGAATGGTTCCTAGTAACAGAATGTTCTAGTGCACCTGGAAATATTAAAAACATGCCCTCCTTTGGTTCAAATGGAACTGTTGCAAGATGATACTTGTTATGATGAGGATGTAGTAGAAGTTTTCCTGACCCTTCTGGTACAGACACATAGTATACTGCTGATATTTCTACTGGGTAATGATTATGTATAGTGGTACTCATATTCTTTTCGTGAATATGTGACCACATACTATCCAATACCAATTGGAATCCTGTAGCAGCATGAAATGCTTTTGCCATTTCAATCACTATGTCATCTACCATCTTACAGTTTGGAGCTTCTGTGTCCTCGTAGTGAGTGCTCCATTCATCATTGTCTAATCGTTTATCCTTTTTAGTTAAGATAAGATCAGCAAGCAATTGAAGACCGTTAGGGTTGATGCTAGATTGTCCTCTACACACATCTATCTTAGAGATGGTGTGGATTTCTAAACTTTTTTCCATTCAGTAAATTTAACTTTCGCTTGTAGTTTAGAATATGTGTTTAATTCTACCACCTTTTTCACATCATGTCCACCTAATACCATGTCATTTATATCCTTTTCAACAATATTAGATGGCCATATCACTATTTTATCTCCTCGGTCAATGGTGGATTCGATTCGTTTACAAATCTCACGATTGCGTGGCTCGTTATCATAAACCCAAGTAGGATTGCTAACACCCCACTTGTGAACATCCCCATCTGCACCACATAGTGCGATTGAGTTGTCGAGGAAGGTCGAATCAAACGGTCCTTCTGTGATATAGACTGGAAGATTTTCTTGAATGTCATCAAGTCCATATATTTTAGGTGCTTCATCATCTAACATGATAGTAATGTATTTAACAGAGTTTGAATTTAGAGATCTGCCTTGAAAACCTACCACTTGTTTCTGATAATACAAAGGTATTACTATCCTTGGTTCCTCTATAACTTTAGATGAAAATGTGGGTTGATAACTGTTCACAAAGGCACAAAATTTGTCAGCAAAATAAAACTTAGAGGGATCTATTCCACGATTCTCTAAGTATGTTCGGCCTGATACCACATCAGAACAAGATGGTAAGTCGATCTTTGGTTTAAATGTAGGTTTTTTATATTCTATCTTAGGTTTTTCTGCAGGAAAGTTCTTGCCAGTGAACCCTTCCTTAAATTTCTCCATAGAATATTTACCATGAAGAGTGCCATCAATCTTTTTAAGAAAGTTATTGAATGACATTGATGCACCACAGTTATGGCACTTGTAATTTGTATTTGTTTTTACTTGGTAAAAATATCCCCTTGCTTTATTCTTATGCTTCTGTGAATCTCCACACAGAGGACATCTAAAGTTATATAAATTTGGTTTTACTCTCTTAAACTTGTCTAATCTTGCAGAAACTAAATTAATATACTTGGAATCAATTAGATCCATTCACGAATGTTTTTTGTTGCTCCTGTATTGTAGCACTGCTACTGATTGATGTCAAGATTCTTTGTCCGATTGGACTAACGATGACAGATATAATAGACAGAGCACCAAAAATAGACCACATTTTCTTTTCCATCGTTCTAAGA